ATGCTCCCCACCACGGACCGGGCAACGACCCCTATATCGTCTTCGAACGCGGAAGCGACGAAGAGGCTAGGACCATGTATACTGGTGAGGTCCGCCCAAAGACGTAACCCAGGAGGCGATCATGTAGTTCCAACAAAGGAGGCCAATCCTGTTTCAGTTTCTCATCCTGTTACGATACCTCAAGAACATCCTTGCAAAGGTGAATAAAATGGCTGGTGAACTTCAGGCACTTCAGAACGAAGTGGCGAACAACAACTCCGTTACCCAGAGCGCGGTGACCCTCCTGCAGGGCCTCAAGGCGGCTCTCGATGCGGCGATTGCGTCCGGCGACATGTCCCAGGTCCAGGCGCTGTCTGATCAACTGGCGTCTCAGGATCAGGCGCTCGCCGCTGCGGTGACCGCGAATACTCCGACCCCGCCGGAGCCCCCGGCTCCGCAGGGCCGTCGCTAGTTCGATGAAGTGACGTAGGGGGAGGGGGCAGTGCTCCTTCCCTTTACGTTCGTCTTTAGAACGCAAAGCGATAGGAAGATCCCAATCGCCATGCCGAGTAGGAGCATCCGAAAAGGCATCACAGATTCCCTTCTACCAGATAATAGGTCATCATATCCGAGATTCGGATAAGGACCATGCCGATGAGAACACCGGCGGCGAAGGTGACAATCATCCATTTCCAGGAGAACATGGCTACCTCCGGTTCCGAAATATTCTGGAAAACCGAAACCAAAATCGGAGCCAGCGTGGTGTCTCGATCCACATAGTGCCGACATGGCCGTAGTGCGGATCTCCTGTCATTCTTCTAGCCTTGAAACATCCGGTGAACTTGGTGTAATCACATTGTTCCGGCTTACCGCCGCCACAGTAGATGCAATGTTTCATCGTTGCCTCCTGGTAGAAAAAGACCGGTCGCGCGATCACCCGGCTGAGGTTGGATCGCCACCGGCTCTCGTCTTTGGGGAAAACGAGCCTCACTGCAGGAACCTTCGGGGGTGGGACTGTCAGGGTCCCTGCAGCACGTTCTAAATTGATAAAAGAAAGACGGAGAGTGTAGCCTCCGTCTTGGGCGTATGTGTGACCGATCGCCCCCTTTAGTCATTGCGATCGACTCCGCCCTAGTTTACCCAGATGTTTACCGGCTGTCTTTCCGCAATTCGTTGTCGAGATGCGGCCAGACAGTAGCCTTGATCTCATTAGCGACCGAATTGAGAGCGTCGAGGAGAGCGATTGCGTCCTCTTCGAGATCCTCGTTCTTGGAATCGCAGTCTGCGCGATACTTGTTTATCTGCTCCTGCAATGCCACGGCCTTGCTGTAGACGTTCCAGAGTTCGCTCACGCGCATGGTGCTCATATTCGATCTCCTATCGAACGCCGTGCTTGTTCTTCAGCATCTGCCGCCGATCAGCAATTTCGGCGGAGGTGCCAACGAAGTGGTCGCTGATGACGCCACCGATTCCTTTCGCGCTGGTCTGCAATATGATGTTCACATACCGGCGCGGCTCCGTTGGCCGTTCGCACACCGGACAGCCCTTCCCGTTATCCGAATGGGCGATCCCATGCAGCGTGCAGTAGGTCTTGCCACCGACTATCCGAGGAGCGATACTCCGTTCGCCCATCGTCAAGCGCGGCAGCTCTGCTTTGTCTGTCGATACCATTTCAGTCCCCTAAACGGTTTATAGAACAAACCCTAACCGGGCAGCGCCAGTGTAGCCGGGCAAGTTACTGAATTATACATGAAAATAGGGTGATCCAATGCCTGATTCAAACAACTTCGCAGATTTCTGGAGCAGCGGCCCGGGTCCCCTTAGCCCGTGGAACAGCAACGGGAATGACTTGATGTATGATGCCGGTGGAGTCCTGCTGCCTTCTACGGTTACGGGCGGCAGCAAGGGACCGGGAACGCTGAATACTCAAGGGATCTATGTCAACGGCGATGCCATGCAGGCCGTGGACAACAGCGTCGTTCCCGGATATGTGCTCTATGAAGGCACAGGAGTCATTACTGGCAACGCAGGATTCTTCTGGGATTCGGTGAATAACCGACTGGTGATGCCGGGTGCTCTAATCAACGGCGGGACCGGTGCCGGTTCTGTTGGCGATCTGGCGATGACCGGATCAGGGGCCAACGGCGTCAACCTCAAGATGACCGGCAACACGAGTCTGTCGAAGACGTTCCGTGTACTGAACGGCCATCTGCAGATCATGAGCAATGGCTACACGTCGCTCTTCGATCTTGACGACAGTGGATTCTTGACCTTGCAGCCCGGCACGGCAATTCCGGTGACCGGCACCGCAGATCTAGGAGTGCTCTTCAGCAGCACAGCAGATTTCGGAATCACTTATCTGAGCGGCACGCCGAACATCACCATGGCGCGCGGCACGCTGGCATTGATGAATGGCGCTGGTGGGATGCCGTGGGTGAATACTGATGGGACTCCAAGCGGTTGGGTCCAGCTGGCTCCTTCTGTGGCCGGAGGCTACCTGCCTCTGTCGGGCGGCACGGTCACTGGACCGGTGACGTTCCAAGGTGCCCTCACGATGCCTGACGGTTCGACGTGGGATACCAACGGCATCTCGATGGCCGCTGGTAAGAATGTCGTCCTGTCGTCAACCAGCCAGATGCAGATTGTCAACGGCGTCTCTCTGGGCTGGACGGCACCGGCGACTCTCGAAGCAGCGGCAACGGGAAGCATCGGCTTCGCTCCTTCGGGAGACGTCACCGTTGCCATGGATACTTTCTGGACTCGAGATGCTGCAGGCATCATGGCCCAGCGCAATGGTGTGACTGCGCAACAGACCAACATCTACGGAACGTACACGAACTCCACTAACTTCCGTAGACTCGAGATTGCTGGATATTCCTCGGGTCGCGCGGCCGCTTCAATCATCACGAATTGGCAAGGAACAGGGACTGCCTATCCTTTGGATATCGGATCTGGTACGGCACAATGGCAATGGACTACGGCGGGTCATTATGTTGCGCTAACGGACAACACCTTCGATATCGGAACAACTGGTGCTCGGCCTCGCAACCTGTTTCTGGGAGGATCGGCGACGCTGGGCGCAAGCAGCGGATTGACTTGGGCTGGCCGTGCCTTCATGCAGTCTCCTGCAGACGGGCAGGTCCTGGCAACCACGCAGGCTGGAAATGTCGGCACGTTGCTGGACTTCGCGACTGATGGCGTGACGAAATTCCGCAATCGGACGAATACGGCTGATGCTGTCACGCAATTCAAGACACAGCCGAATGGGACCAACGACAACACCGGAGCAACTACCGCCTTCGTGCAGACGGCGGTATCTCTTGCCGTGCAGATCACGGCAGGCACGACGCCTCCTGTCTCGCCGACTACCAATGAACTCTGGTTCAACACTGATGCTTCTTCTGGAGGTGGCGGGCTCTACGTCTACTACAATGACGGCAACACGAGTCAGTGGGTACCGACGACTCCGGGTGTCGGGGCTCTCGGACTTGCGCCGTCTACCTACGATCGGAGCACAACGGCACAATCGGATGGCGGCACGTATCCAGTGGCCGCCCCCATGACCAGCACCCAAGGGACTCAAGTCTTTACCCGCACCTTCACAGCAAACAATCCAAACAATGCTGTTGAAGTAGACGTCACATTGTTTATGGGTGCTGGCGGTGTTGCGATCAACACTTATGCGGGTGTCTTTGTCGATGGAGGTTCCGCGGTGCAGATGGGGATTGCAACCTGTAATTCTCAGTGGTTGCAGGTTCTGCGGATAGTCTATCGGGCTGTTGTGTCTCCCGGCGCACACACCTACTCGGTCCGCTTCGGTGCAAATTCAGGATGCTATGTGCTCCGAAATGACGGAACCAATTACGGCACTCTTATTGGAGTCGCCAACACTATGACCATCAGAGAGGTACCCATCTAATGGCCGCTATTGATTTCCCCGCCTCGCCGGGTGACGGCCAGTTATTCTCGGCTGCCAACGGCATGACCTACCAGTACAAGGCATCCCAGACACTCTGGGTGCCGCTGTCGGCAATTGGACAGACATTGGCCGTCCCTGCATTCCAGGCATTTATCAACAATGCAGTAGTCTGGGCAACAGGATCGATCACCAAGGTCACTAGTTTCTTGACGCCAACTGTGAATGTCGGTAACTATTGGGATTCAGTGAATAGCCGATGGATACCCCCTGCAGGAACCTATGTGATCAGCGGACAAGGGCAAATTTCTCCCGGCGCAACTGCTGGTCTTACGTTGTATCTGTACAAGAACGGAGTTCAATACGCACAGTCATGGGAAGTTTCCGCTGCTGCTGGCTATACTTCAAGTCCCAATTTTTCCGTTGTTGTCCAAGCCAATGGCACGGATTATTTCGAGCTCTGGGCAATAGCGAGTGGTGGGCAAACAATCAACACACTAGGTAGTTTCTTTTCTGCCTATGGCGTGACGTTGGCTATGGGCAACGGTGCTGGAGGAACGCCTACTGGTGTTCTTCAGATGGTCAATGGGAAGAGCGGTGCTTTTCAGAGTGTCACCGGCGCTGCTGCTATTCCTCAAGGTCAAACGACGCCTATGACAACTTCGCAAGGCGGGCAGATCTTCAGTACTAGCATCACACCCAAGAGCGCCTCGTCGAATTTGCTCATCGAAGCCTTGATCAACTACAGTCCAAGCGCTGGGGACGCCTTTACGGTTGGCTTGTTCCGCGATGCTGGGACCAATGCAATCGCTGAAGGATCCTGTGCCGGTTCTACAGGTACCAGCGTGTTTCAGCTTTCGTTGTCTGCTGTAATTCCCAGTAGCGCCGCAGCGGCTACGACCTTCAAGTTGCGCATGGGAGGCAACGGCGGGACCAGCTTTGCTGTCAATGGTATCTGGGGTGCTTCTCTGCCGACGGGTGGCGGAACAATGTTCTCCGGTATGACCATTACTGAGATACTTTGACAAAGGAAAGGGCGGTCCTCCCGAACCGCCCTTCTTTGGAGCTAGAGCTCGTCGAACCCACTATACTCTAGCAGGCTTTGGAACCCGACTGACAGTGCTTCCATCAACGTATCGCACTGGATGCGCTCGTTAGAGCACACCCACCTTTCCCCTACAAGCCAGCACTCACTCCATACATCGCTGGGCTTGCTCTCCCTATCTAACAACTCGATCCGGTAGGTCGGATATTTGTTGCCGTCTTGGACTTGAACGCCACGGTCTGTTACCTCATATCTTAAAGCAGTTTCTTGTCCAGCTGGGTCCATTGTTTTATCCGCTTGGTTGGAGTACACTTGGCCCGGCTCGCACCGGGCAGCGGTATTGTACCGCGCCATACCTGGGAATTATATAGGAGCTTACGATGAGTCTCGCACCAATTCCTGTGGGAGACGGACCGGGTCTGGGAACCTTCTCAACTCTCGGTACCGCATTCAGTCAGATCTTGTTGGCGGAGGATATCCAACCCGGAACATCCCCGTCGTACCAGACATGCAAACTGATCTACGAATTCCATCCCTTGGGCGCCAAGATGGTGGAAAAGCCGGTCCGCATTGCCATGTCTCAGAATAGGAATATCATCGTGCCGGATGGCCCCGGCGAGGAATGCCAGAAGGCATTCTGGAAGGAGTGGACCAACCTCGGATGCAATCGCGCCATCTTCGCGACCCGAGTACAGAGCAAGGTCTATGGCATCTGCTCGATGGCTCTGCAAGTTGCCGAAGAGGATAACGAGAAGCCGATCATGATTGATCGGATCTGGAAACAGGCTGTGCGTCTGCAGGTCTATGATCCGTTGAATACGGCGGGTAGCTTGACGCTGGATCAGGATCCGCGCTCGTTTGACTTCCAGCATGCCACTGAGATCACAGTTGCGGGTTCGACCTTCCACAGGTCCAAGGCTCGAGTTGTGATGAACGAATTTCCGATCTACATCTCCTGGACCCCGTCTGCCTATGGCTTCACAGGCCGCTCGGTGTACCAGCGCAGCCTCTACCCACTGAAGTCCTTTCTCCAGACCATGGTCACCAACGACATGATCGCAGTGAAGGCGGGTACGATCATCGCGAAGTTCAAGCAAGCCGGATCCGTCATTACGAACACTATGCTGGCGATGTTCAACGTCAAGCGTGGTGTGATCAAGATGGCGCGCACCGGCAACGTGGTCAGCATCGGCACCGAAGAAGCAGTCGAGTCTATTGATCTCAAGAATATCTCAGAACCGTTTGGCCTCGCGCGCAAGAACATAGTCGAGGACATCGCGGCTGGCGCTCCGATGCCTGCCCAGATGCTAACGGACGAGTCCTTTGCGCAGGGCTTCGCAGACGGCACCGAGGATGCGAAGGAGCAGGCGCGCTACATCAATTCAGAGCGAGAGGCGATGCAGCCGCTCTACGACTTCCTCGATCCGATCGTCATGCGTCGTGCATGGAACCCCGAGTGGTACAAGGATATCCAAGCAAGGTATCCGAAGGACTTTGGCTCTCTGGACTACGACGTTGCCTTTATGAAATTCAAGGACAGCTTCTCGGCAACTTGGCCGGAACTGCTGCAGGAGCCCGAGTCCGATCGTATCCTGATTGCCGAGACGAAGCTCAAGGCTCTGATCGCGATGTTCCAAGTCTTCCTGCCGAAGCTGGACAACGACAATCTCGTGATCGTGGCGAAGTGGGTGCAGGACAACATCAACGAGATGCGAGAGCTGTTCGGCAATCCACTTGCGCTCAATATGAATAAGTTGAAAAACTTCACTGAACCGGGGCTGGATGTCGATGGTCAGCCTCTCGAGCCTGTGAAGAAACAGCATCCGTGGTCGGCGGCCGATTCCGCCAACGACGCAATCATCCTGCTGAGCGAAGCGGCCGAAAGCCTGCGACGCCAGAAGGACGAACGCAATGCCCGAATTGCAGAGCGGCGTGAAAGGAAGGTCTGATGTACATCTATCCTTTTGCCGAACAGATGCTGAACGGAGGATTGGGGACTGCTCCCAATTGGTCCTATGATTTCAAGAGCGGTGTGCTCCCCTCGGGATCCACCTTTACGAGAGGTTCAACCGCAACCTATATCAATTCGTCAGGTCTTGTTGCGACCGCCGGTGTTAATGTCGCCCGGTTTGAGTATGACCCTATCACGCTCGCGCCTCTTGGATACACTGACGAAATGCAGAGCACCAATACGGCTCTGCATTCTCAGGACTCCTCGGGCTGGACACCTGCAGCCGTGACTCTTACCAACAACGATGCTGTGGCCCCGGACGGCACCACCACTGCGATGACAATGGTGGTGAGTGCCACAACGGCTCTTCACCAGATCGGTTCCGTTACGTCCTTCAGCTATACCTCTGGAGACGTTCGTGGCTGTTCGTGTTTCGCCAAGGAAATCCCAACCACATGGTCGTCAACTTCTAAGAACGCTCGTGTGGTTCTCTCAAACAATAGTTTGACAGCAACGTCGAGCGCTCAAGGTATTGCTGAGACCGGCTTCGGGACAGTCGCTATCGGAGTCGCCACCGGGCAGAAACGCTATTGGGAAGTAACAGTCAACAATGTTCATTCGACCGGCGAGACTATTGCAGTCGGTGTCTGTAATGCATCACAGAGCGTAGCTGACGGTGGATTCCTGGGCAGTGCTGGGGGCACGGGTATCGGTTGGTGGAATAGCTCGAATGTCTATTTCAACGGTTCTGTTGTCACAACGGTTCAGTCCTACACCGTTGGCGATGTCCTGTGCTTTGCCGTCGATTATGATGCTAAGAAGATGTGGTTCCGGAAAAACAATGGTCTGTGGAATAATGCAGGAGGGCAAGATCCTGCAACAGGGACTGGTGGCATCGACATCAGCGCAATCACCGGCACCGTATTCCCAGCCTACACATTCGTAGATAATGGAGCTCCTGCAGGACAATTCACTGCCAATTTCGGAGCTACGACGTTTGCGCAGACAATACCGAGTGGCTTCTCGAGCTTCAGCGGTCAATGGATACAGTTTACTTTCGGTGGAAACTCAGGATTCAATTTCCAACCTTCTACAGGTACGATTGGATCATCGCTTACGGGTACGCAATCGGCTGTTGCAGTTCGTCAACTTCTGAATGGATGGTGGCGCATCTGGTTCAATTTCACAGCCACTGCGACAACCTCTTCTACTATGGCTGTCAATTTTGTTTCTAACAGTAATTCTACTTCTGCGCCTTCTTATGCAGGTAATGGAACTTCTAAGATCGCTGTCTGGGGATTCCAATTTGAGAGCGCCGGTGCGGGTGTCACTTCATATATTCCAACGACAACTGCTGCAGTCACAAGATCGGCGGATAATCTAGCCCTCCCACTTGCTTCGGTTACAGGCTGGAATCCAAACGCTGGAGGTGTGCTGGTATCGGCATTCCGCATGAGTACACTCAAAACAGGCATCCAGCAAGATCCGGTCTATATTTCGGATGGCGGTTCCAACAACATTGACTGCCGTGCGCAATCTGGAACGCAGGCCGGACAGGTCTTCGGTCTCATCATGCGCTCGACGGCAATCCAGATAAATCTCGGTGCAAATTCGCCTAACATCCTCTCAGCTCCCATATTCCAGAGACGCAAAGGTGCATGGGGCTGGGGGACAAGCGAGGGTCAGATCGCCGCCGATGGCGGAGGTCTCAACACGTCAAGCGGTGCATACGTGCTCCCAGTTGGTATGACAACGATGAACATTGGTGGAATCGCAGGCAATTCTCTCAATGGTACGGTGGAAACTCTTGAATACTATATGGGAGCTAGATCAGACAGCTTTGTGGTAAGTCGAACAATTTGATTGGAGCGAGTCTATGGCACTTCAACCTTACAATGCGCGGGCTCTTGCCAACTTCGGGCAAGTGACTGCTATCACGCCCAATGACTCTACGGTCTTGGGTTTCGGCGCACTCTACATCGGCGTATCGGGGGATATCGCTGTTATTCCGATTGGACAGACTACTTCGATTGTCTTCAAGAGCTGCCCGGTCGGTATTCTACCCGTAGGCGTATCGCGTGTCTTATCTACGGGGACGACAGCCTCACAGATCCTGGGGCTGAACTAGCACAGGAGGGGCTATTGGGCCTAATCGAAGGAGTCATCTATGCGTTGATCTTCATCGCCGTCTTGGCGTTGGTGGTCTGGCTTGTGATCTGGGTGCTGACGACCATCGTGGGCGTCGCGCTCCCAGCTAAAGTGATCCAGATCGTTTGGGTCATCTTCGCACTTGTGTGCATCCTTATCCTGTTGCGGATGGTGCTGCCCGCAGCCGGTGTTCATTTACCTTAGCAGCAATGGAGTGAATCATGCCCGAGGCAAAGAAGCCTGAAAACAAGGAGCCCAAAGAAGCAGCCAAGGACCCATCGGAGCTTGAAGATCGGGCGCTGGCCGCTGCTTCCGATCGTGAGAACAAGGAATCTCCGGCGGACCATACTGACGTGGACCGCGCGGCGGTTGGCGTCACTTGGAGGCAGCACGAGACCCATACGTTCGATGAATGGGCGGCCATCGATCCGGCCGTGGGCGGGCACGCCGCTGACTTCCATGCCCGCTTCGGCTCCCGAGCTCATCAGCTCATGGACCATGATACCCTCGAACTGCGTCTCGAGGAACTGATCCCGCGGCGTCGAGTCTGAAGTGAGGGGCGGCGCAAGCCGCCCTTCCCCTTTCTATCGAAGAAACTCCAGCTGATTGTAGTACATCCCCATATCTTCATCGAAGAGGCCGACTTGCTCTAGCAACCCCTGAGCGCTCATGTGCTCTGCCCCTTCTACTTGCTTGCCGTAGCTCCAGTGCTCTACATAGTCCCAGCGGTTGGCTAGGACATACAACATATCTCGCCATCGGCACATCCGATAACCATTGGTACGCATCAACATCTGTGTCGGCGAACGCTCCTTGGCTGTTCCAGGGATGTGCCCGGCATAGAATATGGTGTCGTCGTCATACTTCTTACGGTACTTCATGTCGCTGTTCGACAGGAACGGACAAACCCTAAGAGAATAACGCGCGCACTCTTCGTGCATGGCAAGGTCCGAGAACAGACGATTCTTTGCTGCCGCGTGACCGCCAATGAACCATTTCTTGTTATCGAGACGCTTGCCGCAGATCATGCAGAGGCGCTTGAGCATGCACTCGGCCTGTTTCTCCATGTCGATATGAATCTGCGTGTCCATCATGAGATAGGGGATTGGATAGCCGCGCTTGTCCCGTCGTATGCCGAGCATGCGCCGAGGCAGCGGGACATCCTTAATTGCTTGATGTGCATCAGCCATTGCCTTCCTCCGATAGAAGCCTAGCCAATTCCATCTCGACTTCGGCGGCGTCCAGATCTGGATCTTGCCGGTCTTCGAGTACCTCTTGGACGGCCTGTTCTAGTTTCTGCGCCGAGACACGACGCTGGCGGACACGACTACTCTTCTTAGGCTTGGTCATGGATTTGCATATCCTTGTGCAAGTTCATTAGCAATCTCTACAGCCTTCAGGTGATGAACACCGAGATCGAGTAGTTTGTCGATGGCGAGAGTATAGACGCAGTCTGCTATTTCATCGGGGCTTGCATCTTCAGTCCAATCTGCATTGGCTTCGATGTTTCCCCGGGCTGCTTCCCGTAGTTCGTCGTCTGTCATGGGTACCTCAGATGTAGGCGAACGAGATTGAGAACATAGAAGGTCATGAGCACGATTCTTAGCCAGCCAGGAGTGCTCATCAGATCGAAGCCGAAACTGGTTGCCATGGATGCAAGCCACATCCAGATAAAGAGCCGGACGTTCATCGGCTTAACCTTATGGAATAGGATGGTGGCGTTCCCTCGATCTTCGTCGTGTACGCCAAGCTGTCGTGGAACGATTGGAACCGTAGATCCATGACGTTCTCAACGATGATCTCGTGATAGCCGTGGCGCTGCCCAACTTCCATCAACCAGCCTAGGAAGAACGTGTAGCGTTGCCCGCTCGTCTTCCTGAACGTGAACGTGATGTTGGCGAGATCGATGCGCCGCCAGTTGTTGTGCTCCATTTTCCGCAGATAGATTTCTGCGATAGGATTATTGAACCATCGCCGATCATTGACTTGATGCTCTTTAAAAGGAGTACCAAGCCATTCTTCTATATGGTCTAGGATCGAACCTAGTTCGTCACGCACGCTCTGTGTTACCATCATCGACTCCTATTGCCGTTACCCGGCCCCACTAGGGTAGCCCGCCGGGCTGTGGAACACCACGTGAACTTTACAGAGGGACCATGCCGCAAATCAGAACGCCCACATATTCCTTGCCAAAGAAGCCGATGGCCGCACCAGCTTCTGTGGTTGTTCTCGGCGGCGAGCCTGTCGTTGTAATGACTGGGCCGGTCCGAGGAGGTTACATACAGAATCCCACAGGGGCAGGCGAAGTCTTGTTGGTCGATATGGTCAACACGCCCGGATGGGATCATCCAACAACATTCAGGCTGGCCGCCGGAGAGACGTTTACAGTTCCATTCCTACAGCCGGGAATACAGATCAAGGCTACGGCTGAAACCTCAGGTCACAAATTCGTGGCAGTAATCTGGTGAAAGGAGAAGTCCAATGCCGCTCACCGGCGATCCCAAGAAGGACATTCCGGAACTGATGAAATCTGGCCGACCGCAGAAGCAAGCGGTCGCCATCGCTCTGAAAGAGAAGCGCGGAGACGACGACTGCGACGAAGACATAGTTGCAGACGACGACGATCGATCCAGCGAAGGGCATGCGCGTGAAGCCGCTCGTCTCAAGGATCTTGCCGAACGTGAAAAGGACCCGGCCAAGAAAAAGAAGCTCCAGGAGCAAGCCGAGTTCCACGGAAAAGAAGTTGGCATCGCCGATGCCAAGAAAGACGAAGTCGAAGACCTGAGCCTTCTCAAGCTGGTGGAGCGTATTAGGCATGATATGCAGGCCAACCAGGAGGCTATCGACAGGCTTGCGGGGAAGAGTTATACTATCAGCTCTAGGATAAGGAGGATTGAAGAACAACAATGATCTGCGCTGCGGGTGTTCTTATTTGCAGCACTCAAGGCCGGGTCCTGCTACTTCAGAGATCTGAAGCCGGGGACATGCCCGGTCTATGGTGTATTCCAGGCGGTAAATGTGAATCAGGAGAAAGTACTCTTGAAGCCGCCATTCGTGAAACAGTCGAAGAGACAGGGTATAAGCCGCCCAAGACTCGTTGCGAGAAATGGGCTCAGCGGGTAGCGTGTGACAACGGTATCGATCCTGTTGACTTCACAACTTATTGCATCAAGGACGTCGAGGAGTTTACGCCGACACTGAATCCAGAGCATGTGGCCTTCTGCTGGTGCGATCCAGCCAAGCCACCGCAAGGCATGCATCCAGGTTGCCTTGTGGCTCTGCAGAAGCTGTCACCGACTTGGAATGAACTTCACGTTGCCAAGGCGGTTCGTGATGGACAGCTTGTGTCCCCGCAACGGTACGAGAACATTACGTTCTTCGACATGCGGGTGACAGGTACGGGCGAAGCCTTCCGTTCCATGAAAAGGGACGACAAAGGCGATGTTCTGTACGAAGAAGAGTATGTGTGGCGTGATCCGAAGATGTACCTGAATCCTGAGTTTCTGGAACGTTGCAATGGCGTCCCAGTCATTCTTGAACATCCCGATACTTCTATCCTAAATACGGAGGAATACCGCACAAGGACCATCGGTGCGTTGACGTTGCCCTACATCAAAGGAGAAGATGTCTGGGCGATTGCCCGCGTGCAAGACGATGCGGCTGCGAAGATCATGTCGGAGGAACAGCTTTCAACCTCCCCAGCCGTTTCCTGGAGCGACCCCGACGCCAACATTGCCGGGAAGCTGAAGGACGGGTCCAATTTTCTGATTGAAGGCAACCCCACTTTGCTAGATCATCTCGCCGTTTGCTGGCAGGGGGTTTGGGATAAAGACGGCGGACCGACAGGTATCAACATTGTCAGGAGTGACAGTATGGACAAAGCAGACCTCGACAAGCTGATCGCTCAGAACGAGACGATCACCAAGGCGCTGGCCGGTATCGGAACCGGCTTCGAGACGCTCAACAAGCGTCTGGACAGCGTCGAGACCAACTTTGCGACTCATCGCAAGGAGGTCATCCAGACTCGTATCGACAGCTTCAAGTTCTCGAAGCGCAAGGACAAGGAGTCCGAGCGTTCCTATCAGTCCCGTCATGACGACGAAGAGAAGGTTCTCCGCGCCGACATCATGAAGATCTCGACTGGCGAGGACGCGCGCGAGAAGGCGAGCGACGCCGCCCGCAAGGCGCGACGTGATGCCGAGGAGAAGGAAGAGGAGGAGCGTCGCGACGCCAAGGCTGACGAGTCCAAAGCCGACGAGTCCAAGAAGGACGAGAAGGAAGAGGACAAGGAAGCCAAGAAGGATGCGATGCCGCCTCAGTTCAAGAAGGACGAGGACGACAAGCGCAAGGACGAGGACGAGCGCGACGACGCCAAGCGCAAGGACGAAGACGACAAGGACAAGAAGGCCGATGAGATGAAGGCCGACGAGTCCAAGAAGGACGAGCGCAAGGACGACGATCGCAAGGACGGACGTTCGGACAGCGTCGAGGAGCTCAAGAGGCAGGTCGCCATGATCCATGCAGGCATGAAGCCTCTGTCGGACGAGGACCTTGTCAAGGCAGGCAAGCTGTCCAAACGTGCCGACTCCATCTATACGGCGCTTGGCAAGTCCGTGCCCCGGCTGATGCCCGGCGAGAGCTTGGTGGACTACCACCGCAAGCTGGCGGCGGATCTCAAGCAACACACGAAGTACAAGGACTCGGAGCTTGCGGTCATCGCCGCGGATTCCGCGACCTTTGACATCGTGACCGAGGATATCTTCCGTCAGGCGGAAGAATTCGCAATGTCCCCGGCACGCTACAAGCCCGGCGAGATGGTCCAGCGCGTGGAGCGCATGGACAGCGGACACACGCGCTATACCTATGAAGGCACCGCGTCGTGGATGCGCCAGTTCGCTGGTCCCGTCCAGAACCACTGCAAGCGTTTCCTCACGAAGGAGGACAAGTAACTATGGTCGCTACTCTCAACTACAACCCGTATCTGGTGACCTACGCCAACAACGGAATGTTCGGCGTCCACTCGATGGGCCTGAAGCAGGGCACCGCCTACCCGGATCCTGCGATCCGGAATCAGCTTCGCGGCGGCTGGCTCTCTGCTTCTGACACCCTCCCCATGTGGGGCGGTGTCGGCATCTACATGCAGGTCCCCGGTGCGGCGGGCAATCCGAACGTGGCGTTCCAGACCCAGATGGGTCGGGCAACGTCCATTGCTGGCGGCTCCAAGCCGCTCCTTGGGTTCTCGGTGTTCGACCAGAACTACAGCATGGTTACGACTCCGGGCAATACGGTTCCTATCGCCGTCGCCAATCAGTCCGTCCACGCTTATGCGCTGGGTAGCCGGGCTCGCATTGCCGTCCAATGCGATCCTCTGCTCATCGGACTGGCGGGCACGCCGATTAACTCCCAGGTAGCGTGGGATCTGCAGAACCAGATCCTGGTCCCGTACATCGCCGCGGCGCTCACCGCCTCGTCGGGGACCTACAACAGCACCACTGGTCTGATCACGCTGACCATGTCGGCTCCGATCACGTTCAGCCCCGGTGCTTCTGTGGTGACCTCGGCGCTGACCGGCACCGGCGCGTTCGCCAGTCTCAATGGAACCTGGACCAGCGTTTCTCCCAGCACCGGGACCACGCTGACCCTCCAGGGCCCGGTCGGCGCGGGCGCGGCCACCATTACCGGCGGCACCGTGACTCCGTCTTCGGGCGTCGGCGCAAGCTCTGCGATCGCCGTCGATATCCTGGAAGTCCAGACGACCAACTGCATCACCGTCGCCTGGGATCCCATCAACCTCGTCGCCAACTGGAACTTCAACGGCTGCTGCGCCGTGATCCAGATCTGAAGGAGATACTGAACCATGGCACTCGAAGCCTCTGCGTTTCTGACCCTCAACCCGGCTTATCACGAGCCGGAGTTCCTGGTGCAGATCAATCAGTCGTCGGCGTTCATCGATCTGCTGGAGGGTGAAACCCTGCGCAATCGGCTGGCAACCGATGACCTCTTGGTCTACATGAAGACCCTGAACATGCGCGGCAAGATCGCCGCCGGATCGAGCGCGTTCAACGAGCTCCCCGGTGCCGATCTGTCGATGAACATGATCAGCGCGCCAACCTATCTCCTTCGCACTCGTGCGGAATGGGATCATCACGACGTGGCAGCGGGCGGCCGCTGGGGTCTCGCGGTTCCGGAGGGCTATCGTCTGGCTCTTCGCCAGACCAACTACCAGCTCTGCCG